GATCAATCTCTTCAGGTAGTCATATGCAATAAGAGTTTCAGTTAGTTCAGTATCAACATAGGATACGTTGCCACTAGAGATGTAAGACTCGGAAGCATATACAGTGTTGATGTTACCGCCGACACGAAGATCCTTGACAACAGCATCAACAATAAATCCAATATCTCTCTCACACTTGGTGATAGTTAGAGATGTGTTAGTCAGAAGTGCTGGATATTCAGCAGTGATGTATCCATAAGTCTCTTGAGCAAGATAGGATCTGTTCTTCTCAATAAGATTAGCAGCATCATATGCCTTGTTAAAGTCATCATTTCCATCACCATCTAGATCGAACAATACGTTCAAGTTACTAGGTGTTAGAGTAGACAAAGATGCCGTGACTGTTTTGATACCAGACGGTTCTAGTGTACCATGATACGTCTGCTTACCACCTACACCACCAGAAGGCAGTTTGACATATAGTCTGTCATCTTGCTTGGCACCAATTCTATATCCATCAATAGATGCTGCAGGACGTGAAGCTGGATCCTTATTAGTATCACCAGCAAGATATAGTTTGGTGTTATTAGCAACATCGTTTGATGCTTCGATGTCAAGAGTGTAGTAAGAATTTTTCTTAATCGACTCTACATTAGTATCAACAACCTTGGGAGGAATGATAGCATCAATATAACCACCTTTATCTTGGTTGAAGGAGAATCCTTTGAAACCAATAGAGTGGAGTGAAGTGTTACCGAAGTTGGAGTTCGAGTTGGTGATAGACATGTCACCACCACTTTCCATCAGGAAGTGATCGTGGAAACCAACAGCGAAGACCGAGACGCACTGAATGAAGGAGTCATCCGAAGCACGAATGTGGAAGTTTCTCCACTCATCCTTCCAGTATGCATCACCTTTAGTGTGATAAGGAACAGTAGCAAATGCATCAGTTAGTGATGCTTGGTTCCATGTGTTAGTAAATCTATCGTAACGAATGAATGCTCTGTCATCTTTCTGGAGCGAAACACCCGTGTACTGTGCAACAACCATCGACTTGAATCCAGTTGCCTTGGATCCATCCGCCCACATGCCGCACTGACCCCAGGTAGAACGAATCGAGCAGTTGAAAACATACGGAGATGCGGACTCAACAGAGTCAATTTCCGCTTGAATCACTGCACTAGTGCCAAGACCGTTAGCAGTGCTGTAAGTTGTACCCGAAACCAGTCCTAGACCAGCAGCTGTGATAGGAATGATGTAGGTGAATACCTTTGGATTGTTATCATCAATGGTATCAACCTTGAATGTTCCGTTGACTTCATCAGATAAACCACTGTTAATAACAGCGATGTACTGACCTTTGAAGTATCCGTGCTCAATCTTGGTAGTAACAGTGAGTCTAGAAGTAGATGTACCAGGAATATCAACAACTTCAATTTGCTCAACAGTTCTGGTATCAGATAGAGGACCAACAATTCTAGTCTCTTGTACCAGTGCTTCTAGTTCGCCATCATCAATTGTAGGCTGGAACTGTGCAAATGCTCTACCAACTTTTTCGTAGTAACGATCTAGTTCATCATTACCTGCATAGGTCATAATGCAGATCTTGTGGTGGGAATACTCGGGAATCTTCAGATCCGTAGAATTATTCTTGTAGTATACCTTACCTACTTTGTCTGCCTGATCATATAGTGGGGAGTTTTCGGAGAGGTCACCATCCTTGATAGTGAACTGCCATAGGTAACAACCACCAGTCAGTTTAAAGATACCAGTTCTTTCTTGATCACCATCAACGGGATCAGGTACATATAGAGGTCTGATGATGGTACGACGGAGGTCATAACCGATTAGAGAACAACCTCTGGGGACGATACAACCGCCCTCGGTAGAGTTGAACTTATAGAATACGTTATCAGGGTTACCTAGGTCAATGATGCTGTCATCTTGCCATTCCTGAAGTGCTCTGTTGTAGTCAAAGATAGGTACAACACCAGTAACTGTAACTGAACTCAATACACTCAAGCTACCAGCACTAATAACATCGGTAAGGATTGTTACCAGGGTTTGAATGTTTGTCTGAACGTCAATACATGCACCAGGGTTACCAGACTCGTCATACTCGATGTCAGGGGTGTTAGCGCCTGCAATAGCAGGACCAGGAGAGATAGTCAGATCCTTGTCTAGCAAGGAGTTCGTGACTGCCAACTTCATCAGATCACGCGCTTTATTGTATGCGGTGATGCTTTCTGCCTCTTCGCCAACAATACCATTTGCTAGAGGAGATCCTTCTCTGTCAAAGTAAGTCTTTGCTACAGAGATAGTGTTGCTGTTGCCACCGTTTCTGATGTCAGAAAGAACAGCCTCAACAATGAAACCGATGTCACGCTTACACTTGGTCTCGCCAGGTGTCTCGTGATCAGTAACAACTTCAGCAGGAAGTTGTGTTAGGTTACCATCAGCTAGGACAGTCTCTACAATAGCGGCAAGAGTGCCAACCATGCTAGCAACATCAGCACACAGAGGAGTGCCGTTAGGATCAGCAGTGATAGTCGAATCTTTTGAGAAGAGTTCATTTCTGAACGCATCAATCATCAGATCTCTTGCTTTGTTGAAAGCAGATATTGCTTCTGCCTGCTCACCATCTAGAGAACCACTAATGAAAGCATTTCCTGCCTCATTGAAGTAAGTCTTCAGATACTTACGAGTGTATCTGTTACCACCTGCAAGTGCAACGTCAAGAGAAAGGGAATCGATGTACTCACCGATGTCACGCTTACACTCGATTTCATTTGCACTAGCGAAGTTTCCTAGGTTTTCAACAGGAAGTTGGGATAGGTTGCCATCATTAATGACAGTAGTAAAAATTTGTGTTAGTGTAGCGATTGCAGACTGTACGTTAGCACAACCACCACCATCTACAGTGATGGTAGAATCTTGAACCAACAAGATGTTATTGACTGCAGACTGCATCAAATCACGCGCTTTGTTGAAAGCAGTGATAGCCTGTGCTTCTTCGCCTAGTAGACCATTAGAAATTGGGGATCCGCTGTTATCAAAATATGTACCAGTAAAACGGCGAGTGTACTCGTTACCACCACTAACCAGATCAAGCCCAAGATAGTCAACAAATATACCCAGATCTCGCTTACATTTTGCTTCATTTGTTAGATCAGATCCTAGTGTTTCTGCGGGAAGTCCTGATGCATCAGCAGCAGTAAATGCATCGGTAACAATCTGAACCAAGACATTGATTGCAGACTCTACGTTAGCACATGAATTAGGATCAATCGTGATAGTAGCATCAGTGATTGTCAACTCATTCTTCATTGCTTGGATCATCAGATCCCTAGCAGCATTATATGCGTCATTTGTAGACAACACTTCACTAATGATGTAAGAGAATACACCACCTTGGAAATACTTCAGGGTGAACTTACGAGTATACTCGTTACCACCTTTTACAAGGTCAATACCAACGTAATCAACTAGAAGACCGATGTCACGCTTACACTTTGCCTCATCAGCAGGATCAGCGGCATTAGCACCAGCCTGCATTGCAGTCCAAGCACTATCAATAATTTCAGTTCTGTTCTGCTGAATCAGACGATATGCATCCTTAAATCTGTATACAGGATCGTCTGCAGGGTCGCCAGGGAAGAAGAAATCAGGGTGTGCTACAGCAATTTCTGCTGCTGCCCTATCAACAATTTCTCTCTTGTTCTGTTGGATTAGGCGATATCCATCTTTAAATCTATATTCAGCTTCTGTTGTACCATTAGTGCCAGGATAGAAGAAGTCAGGGAATTCAACTGCAAGATGTGCTGCAGATTTGTCTACAATCTCCTTACGATTCAACTGTACTAGACGATATGCGTCAGCATATCTAGACCCATCATCAGATGCAGCATCACCAGGATAGAAGAAATCGGGGTGTTGTACGAAAATTTCTGCAGCAGAACGATCAACAATGAGCTGTTTATTCGCTTCAATTAGATTACCAGAATCAAAATATCTAGATTCGGGATTAGCAGTCTCTACAAGACCAGGACGGTTATCAATGTAGTGGTTACCAGGCATCAGCATGATGCTGAACTGGTCAAACCTATCATTATCCTTACCAGGTAGGTAAGAGTATCGTGCTACCTCAAGGAATGCCCTCTGGATAGACTTAAATGGACGTAATGGGGAGTTACCTCTATTGTCTAACTCATCTGTCGCATTAAAGTCATCTGGCGATACATATAGATACTTACCTGTTTTACTTGAGTAAAGATTATCAAGTCTTGTAAGAGGCATAATTAACCCGTTCCTTCTAGGACTATTCTTCTGGATTATTTATACAATAAAACCTCCCCTTGCAGGGAGGTTTCATAGCACACGGAAGGGGTTTGGTTTGGCAGTATCGCCAACTCCTCCACCTGGACTCGAACCAGGGACAACAGAATTAACAGTTCCGTGCTCTACCAGCTGAGCTATAGAGGATTGTTTGCCTTCTCTTCCTTCTTTTTTTGATAGTAGAGTTTGTAATATCTACGTTTCATTTCTTCAAGAGTTTCCATGTCTTCTTTCAACCCCATCCATTTGAGATTTTGATAAGATCCTTCTAAATCGCTGATGAGAAGAAGGATATTCATGGAGGTCACTGGACGACCACTAAAATTGTATTCATCCAGTGATTTCATAGTTAAACCAACCAGTAATTATGTACTTATCTTCATTCGGAGCAACTTCACCTCTATGAGTATAAGTCCAGTCTGCAGGCCATATCAAGGTTTTACCTTTCTTCGCTCCTACAGTTGTGTTTTGGTGATAGAACTGTGTTCCACCTCCATTTTCAACATCATTTAGATATGTCATCCAAACAAGATGTCGATCTCTCATGGGAGAATTAGCATCACACCGCTCTGTGTGCCAATCATAATACCCCTCACCTGGTTTGTACCATTGGATATTGATACCTTCAGTCAAACCCCAAGGAGCATATTCATTACACCATGGGAATTTTGCGATATATTGATCAGCACACGAAATCAATTGATTTAGATATCGCATGATTATAGGAAATTGTCGCTGTTCTGAAGGAAATACAGAGAGATCTGTGGACTTTTTACCCACTTTTCCTCTGCTGCCATATACAGTACCAGGACCGCGATTCATACTTGAGAAACGAGACTCATGAAAGAATTTAATGAGATCATCACAGACAGAAATGTCTTTAATGTAAGTTTCTAAAGCGAATTGCATAATTTCCTAATGTCGATGAGAGGACTTGAACCTCCACGAGTTACCCCACCAGAACCTAAACCTGGCGCGTCTACCAATTCCGCCACATCGACTGGAGCCCCCGACAAGATTTGAACTTGCGACAACCGCTTTACAAAAGCGGTGCTCTACCAGCTGAGCTACAGGGGCATACGTTTGAACTCAAACTCTCCAAAACGACCACCCCAAACTTGGTTTACAGTTCCTACAAGGAATCCACGATCAACCACATTATAATAGTCTATGCCAAGAGTTGCCTCATTTCTGACATAGGTCATTTGATCTCCCTTGTAGGGAACCAAGCACTCACAACCGTCAATAGAACCGTTAAATTGGTTTTTATTTGGGTCGTAAGTCATAATTGTATCACACTTTTGCTTGTGTGTCAACCCCTTGTCGTACTTGATTTGTTCTAGATTCAGAGCACCCAAATAACGATATTTCTCAAAATCATAATTAAGAACCCTAATTTGACCATTAGGATCTTCAATTGCTTCTACGATAAACTGCCTGTAAGGGGCATGTAGTTGATAATTGTAAGCTTGTTCGCCATAGAACATAGCGTCCGTTCCAGGCACTTTGTGGTGCTGTAGACGCACCATAGCAAACCTAGCGGGGTTTGAAAATGCCTGGACTTTATTCTCCCATGTTCCTTCAAACCATTCTATAAATTGTTCAATCATCTTTGGGTAATAGTTCAGGATCATTAACTTCAATATCAAACATCAGAGGATGACATTCCTCTTCAGCAAGATATGAAGAACATTTATATAATTCTTCGTCATCCCAGTCACGACCTTGCAATGCTTCAGTCTGAACTGATGGGTGCTCTTGAATAATTAGTGGGAGTTCGTCAAATGTGTAGGGGATACTCTGTATGAAATACATACGTACCACACTTCCCATATAAAAAACGTATGCTTGAGATAATGAGTATTTCATAACATCTTGACTACGTTTTTATTTAGTCACCAACCGCTATTATATCACACAAACATTCCTTTGTCACTCATGTAATGTAATGTGTCATGCATGTTACCAAGATGCTTGGCACCAATAGAAACTTGTGGATATGTAGCTTCGTTTCCAAACTCTGCTTCAAACGCTCTTTGAGTAAAATGTTCGTTGAGTTTATACTCGTGAAACTCTCCTCCGATAGACTTGAGTAGTGCTGCAATACGCTCACACTCTTGACTGCCGTTACTGTAGATTACTGCTGTGTTCATATTCGATTACCAGTTTTCTATGAGTTGTGTTTTTACTAGAACAGAAATAATACTTTGCTTCACCACCTAATATTCTGCATATATTATCTAGTTGTATTTCAAGTGCAAACTTTTCATCATTCTCATTTTTCATCAGGGCGTCCTCCAATAGCATCCCACATTTCTTGAACCATATCTACTGCTGGTGGTGCCTGATAATGTGGCGCTGTTGTAGATGCCCACTCATCAATTACTTGTTGTGTGGGAATAGCAATTCTAAAAGGTATATTATCATCTTCAAATTCCTTATTCATATCAATATATGTTTGAGGAGTGATCTTAATTGTCATAGCACTTCTTGCTCTGGGTTGAGGTTTTTCACAAATTGCACAGGATCCTTTTCAGACTTATGTACCCAATGATAGCGCATCATCTCAAAAATAGGGTCCCATGTAGCGATACAAACATAATCAGTCACGTTGCCTCCAATCCGAGGGTTTATCTTGCTGAAACCAATCCTTAATATCATCAGCATCAGTGAATCCCTTCTTATGGTTGGATGGATCGGGATCTCCTAAACCCATCCTATTCAGAAAATCATCAGTGCTTCCTTCTTGAATATCTTGAGCAGCTTGGCGTCTTGCCATTTTTAACATCTCATTAGCAGATGTGTTTGCTTTTGCTAATTTTTGTGCCCAAATCATGTCATCTAGTTTTACATCGTCATTATTTGCTATACGTTTACAAATAAATTCCAGTCGTAGTCGGTATTGTGTAGATAGCATACTCTCACTCAATTTCCCTTTAGTATTTAGTTACATCAACCTTTTTGGAGATTTTTTGGGGGCGATTTTTTTTCGCAATTTCTGTAACCGAAGGTCGATTTTCAGTTGAGGAAAATTGACAGTGCTTTTACAGTCATCGTACCACCTGCAGTTACATTCAATGTACCTACTTTATTAATGAAGAAACTATTACCGATTGAAGCAGTGACACCAATACCACCAGCAGATTTCATCACCATACCCATCGCATTCGGTCCCAGATCAAGTTTATATGTTTGTGTTGGATCAGTTGTAGCGGCTGGTCCTTTAAGACCGACAATTTTCTCTTCTTTTGGACCAAAAATTGTGCTATAAGATGCTCCAGCCAGCTTGGTATACATTCCACCAGTTGTAGACTCGAAGTTAAGGTTACCTAATGCTCTAACACGATAACGTCCCCTAGCATCGACTTCATAATTACCTTGAATTCTATGAGTAACAGTACCAACAGAGTTAATAACATGGGTAGCACCAGGTTTAGTCTGTTGATCAACAACAACTTCACCAGATCCTTTTGTAATCTTACGACCATCAATATTTTCGTTCAAAAATTCTGCATCAAAGGTGATATCACCTGCAAATACATTGAACTTACCGCTACCATCACCAACCTCAATGTTAACAACTTCACCTGCTTTAAGAGTTAATGTCTTAATAGCATGGATGATAACGTTATCCCCCTTAATACCACACTCATCTCCCTGTGCTTCAATAGCAACCCCTCCTTCGGCAAAGACAGAGTATGCAGGATCTGATTTTGAGGCAGAACCTGTTCCTGTTCTACCAGATCCTGTGCGTTCCGATGTTCCACCAGTTGCTTGAATTGCAATTGATCCACTAGCTTTGTGTAATTGATCACCAGTATTGAGAATTAATTTACCACCACAACCTGCCTGACCTGGAACGCCAGTAGAGAAGGTCATGTTGCCGTTCTCATCAAAGAACATGGCACTTTGCCCATTAGTAACGGTATAACCTCCTGGTTGCCCGTCAGCACCCTCCCAACTCATGCATGTCCAACCATCAGACACCCAGTGAACTGTTGGTTTTGCTGAACAAAATTCATCTTCTGATACTGCAGATGTTCTACCACCAGCAGGTTCTTTAACAGGTTGCCCTGAACTAGCACCTTGGTGTTGATTATCAGTATGATTTGATGGATGTGATGGCATTATGGGCAATCAATATAGAGACCAGTTCCGATCTTAACAAGTCCTCTGCTGTTAAGATCTTCGGAGGAGAGACAGATCATGTTTGGTAACACAATAGCACCAGATCCTCCGCCACCAATTAATTTAATAATTGGTGATTTTTCATATGTTGTTGTTCTATCTTTAATTTGAACAGAGGTAACATAACCTCTATCGTCAATGATAGCAGTTGCTCTGCCTTCCTTACCATCTATGTATACCTTTGGAGCAGACGTATATCTAATACCTGGAGAAATGAGAGTAAACGAATCAATGATACATTGTACGTCATTTGTAGTTGCAAGATTACGCTTGTATCCTAAACCAGATCTAGTAACTCTAACTTCAGAAACAAATCCTTTGGTATCTAGAAGAGCAATAGCAGTAGCACCAAATCCTTCACCAGAAACGATGACTTGAGGTGCTTCAGCATATGACTCACCCGTGTCTGTGATGGGAATACTAACAATAGATCCATCGCCACCAGTAATAGGATTGCCTGCCCTTGGCTTGTTCGGAACATATGGATCAGGTGTGTTCGCATTATCAGCATCATCAATACCATCGCCAGTAAGATCTTCAAATCCACCACTAGAGAAGATTGTTGCATTAGTTGATGCTTCAGTTCCTAGAATCTGGAATGTTAATTGTTCCGCAGGTTCTTTTCTTTCATCATCCAAGATACCAACAACAACTTGTGCTGTGTTGTCAACAATCTTAAACGATCCTGCAGTAGTACCACCAACAAAATCATTGGAGTCAACATCACCAATAATAATCCAGTTAAATTCTGTACGATCAGGGATATTTGTACTGGTAACAGTAAAGATGATGTCCTCTCCCTCAATATATGCAAGTTTGTCGCTGGTAACAGAGATAGTAGGATCTTCAACAGCATTCTCTGGTCTATCAGGGAATATAGTTGACTCATAGTCTGCTGCAATGTCTACATCAGCAAACGATCCAGTATCAAAGTTATCATCAGACAGACTTGAATTTCCTGGGTCAAACAGAGTAAATCTGAATGTTTGAGAATCATTCAATTCGATATCCTCATTCATAGGAAGAGATACCGTAGCACTACAACGTGGAATGTCAATAGTTTGTAAATCTCCATTTTCGTCAAGAAACTCTTGAGTAAGAGTCTCAAATTCAGTAACCTTAAGAGTTCCTATCAAAGATGGGTTAGTAGCATTAATATATTCTTCTACTATATCACCAGTCAATGCATATGTCAATACACTACCACTAGGTACGTTGGAAGTATTGATAGTATATGTTACTGTCCCACCGCCAGCTACAATAGTTGGATCTACAATGACAGAGTATACTCTACTACCATCAAATGTGATAGGCAACACCACATCATCATCACCGTCATCGTCGTCATCTGGAAAGATATTTGGGAAATCATCATCGTCTTCATCAGGCAATTCAGGTCCATCATCATCGTCGTCATTAATTGGTACAAGATCTGGATTGAATGGCGGTGTGTCCTCTCTACCAGGACCAGGAGGTACTGGATCTTGGTTGGGAATAGGAATAGGTTCGTTAGGAATACCACCAACAAAAATAATCCTGGTTGGTTTGGGATCCAAGTAATCAGCTGACTCTTCGCAATAGAATCTTTCTCCAGTATCACCATCGGCAAGATTGTCTAGAAGATTGTCTAACCAATCATCCTCATCATCTTTACTGCAGTCAGTACATACAACAGTTGACTTTGGACAGCTACTACTAGGACCACTACATGAGATACCTAGGAATGACATTACCTTTCCGATAGCACCACCAATCATGTTTAGAGGTGATGCTAATATTCCTAATATACTTTGCAGTGGTCCTAATATACTACTGATTAAACCTTCCAGAAGTTCTAGAATTTTGTTGACGATACCCTCAACTAGGTTGATGACAGCACAAGCAGCAGGAGAGAACACATCCATGATGAAGTCGAACAGCAGATTTGTTAAGAATCTTGCCAACATGTCAGTGATATTCTCAATAGAACATCCAAGTGCCTTAAGAATTTGATCAAGAACTTTCTGCACACCGTCTAATAGACGACCTTTCTTACCAATACTCTTCTTTGTTACTTTTGGATCTGCAGGTACTTGCTCCTTCAGTTGAAGTGCTCCTTGAATGCCTAGGAGACCATTAACTAGGTTTTTGATACCCTCACGTAGATTCCTAATAATCTCTGACTGGGCACGACCCATCAGACTACGGACAAGTTTAGTAACCCTACCAATATGATGTCTTGCAATAGATACTTTATCATACAAGAATCCATTGATTTTACTGACATAGAAGTCACCTAACTGTCCACCAGATGCTTGGTTAGCAGCAAGCATATCACCAATGATATTCTGTACCTGCTTACCGAAGTTACTCTCCGTACCGCACTTGGGGTTAGCAATAGTAACACAGTTCTGGGATCCAGTAGGATTGGTTTCACTATGCTTGCCACGTAGTGCCATAATAATAGCAGGAGGGTTTATACGATCCGCTGCCGCTACTTCACCACCTTTAATGTTAGCACCAGTCTCTGGATCCTTTCCATCTTGAGCATTTTGAGGGTAATGTGCTACTGCTTTGGCTTGACTACTAGTAACAGTTTTAAGATTTCTAGATCCGTCGCCACCAGCAACTGGGTCATCATTGTCGATGACAGTAGCACCAGCAGTGTGCCCAACAGACCCCATGATGATAGGTCTCTGCTTATCATTGTCAAGGAAGAAACCAATGACCCAGTTACCTGCTCGCAGCTCTGCTGTAGCGCCAGTCACACCACCATCACTGAATGGCGTGGTCACAGGCATAACTACGTTTGCCCATGGTAGTTGCTCTGTCGGTGTCTTCTGACCTTCTCTTAAATGTACGCCAACAATACGCACACGATATCTACCAGACTTTTTAGGGTCGCTTTCTCTCCCTGTCTCAACCTGTCCGATCCACCAGTTGAAACCATCAGCGCCTATCTGATTAGTCGATATAAATGACGATAGAACTGGATCCATACCAATACTTTTATTTTTATTTAGTCTCTACATCAGAGGGTTCGTCTGGCATGCCATAAGAATCCCTTACTAAAGTAAGATATGTATTTGCTTTTGCATTCAAAACATCAGCGGAGTGCTGCAGTTTTGCAATCAAATAAGCACCGCTATGTTCCTTGTCATAAATGTCATTCTCTTCTCTTTCTGATGAAGGAATGTTATTAGGAATCATAATCTCAACTGTCTGTCCCGCACGTAGATCTGGTCGGAAAGGTATTTGAATAAAGACTTGCTGGTTGTTCTGTGATTGTTTTCTAGCAATCGACTGCGCTACGACATACTTCTGCCAATCAGGAAACTCTGCTGTGTTCTTCTTACCACCATCTGGTTTCTCTGGTGATGCTACTTCCACACCATCAAACCAAGTCTCATGATCCATCAACACAGACATGATTCTACTAGGAGTTGCTGCAAGATCAGCCTGACCTTTAGCAAGACCAGACTGGGATCCTAGATGCTCCATGTCATCAAAGCGATCACCTAAATTATAAACATACTCTTCATAAGCACCAGTGCTATAGTTATAGAAACAAATAACATTAGAGAACGTACCCATTCTCAACTTGGATAAGATGTCAATCTCCTGTTGGAAGTCAATGTCAAGGATTTTACGGCGAGCATTCTGTTGATTGAGTTGATCATTCTCTTGAAAGAATGTCTCCACAGGTGGATTAGTTTCGATAGAGTTTAGTGAGTCAATTGATCTAAAATGATATCCATCATAGTTTTCGTAGAAGTAATACCCTGCACTACCCTTTGATATTTGTAATTCTGATGTTGTACTAGAACCTGAAGGAAATGTCTTCTTATCTTCAGGTACAGTTCTCTCTTTCAACGAGCTGATAATAGAGAAAGGTGTCTTCTTACCTGGCAAGAAAGTTACCTTAAACATAGAAGGATCATTGAGAAGTTTCTTTGCAGTTCCTAACTTTTCTGTTATTAGTTGAGATACAATGCCTTCTGCTTTACCTGATAGCCTTTCTCCTAATCTAGTAGTTTCATTGACTAACAGTTCATTAGAAACCAACCCAAGAGAATACTCTTGATACCTATCTGCAGAAAAGCGATTGTATATCTTTGACACCTTCATGTTCAGTGTCAATAGTTCTTCATCAGCAGCACCAAATACCAGTTCAACATTCTCATATCCAGAAATAGGAAGAGAAGAAATAATATTTGCTGCGTTGTCAACGATGTCTAGGTTGACAGAAATACTTGGCATGTCAATGTCTTCAAAGTATTGAAAACTTTTGATCAACCCTGTTAGTGGCACTTCAGTTCCATCTAGACCAGTAATAGTTGCCTCTTCTAGTTTTAAACTAGAGGCATACGGAAACTCTTGGTTATTATCACTCATGTGGTCACACCATCAACTGCAAATATTGATTTAGATAAAGAAGAAACAGCAGGAGGTACTGTAGATCCCTGTGATGTAGGAACCGCACCAGTAGCAGCAGATTGTGTTTGCTCACCGCCCATATTTATCATTGCTACTCGTGCTTTTTCTTCTTTACTTGCACCACGCAATGTCTGTGTTGGATCTACTTTAGTTGCTGGTGGTTTAGTTACTGGTGGTTTGATACGTTCTTCTCCTGCTTTCATTAAAGATTTAACTAGATCAGCATTAGATCCACCCTTCGTCTCAAAACGTTGCCTACCCTGGAATATTTCAAAACCGTTAGTAGTTTTATATGCATTATATCGTTCACCCTTATGCATAAAGTGTATTCTTTCTCCTACCTTTGCTCCATAGCTACTGCTAATTTTTTGTGCAGAATCTGGTTGTGCTTCTAGATCTGAAGTATCTGGTGTTGCCTTTGGTTCTGGTTTTTCTTTTACTAATGGTCCTGGTTTTGATCCTGGTTTTGCATAGGCAATACTATATCCCTCACCAGTACCAAGATAATTTTTAGCTGCGACACTTAAGTCAAGCATATGATTACTTGAGTGCCCTTCCACTCCAGGTCCAACATCATTAACCCTAACAACAGCAGACTTTCCTGTCTTGGTATTAGTTACAACTACATTAAAAGGACTCTTGAGAGTTCTACCACCAGGAAATTTTGCTGCAGGAACTGTCATATTTTTGGGAAGAGTTTTTAGTAATGGAGGAAATGCTGCCGCAGAAAAAACATCTTCCTTATATCCTTCACCAGTAGATGTAGCAGGCAATCCTTCAGCAGTCTTATGCCCACTAGCATTGATACCACCAAGTGATGGATCATAGTAAGTTGTCTTGGCACCAGTGCTAATCATCTCACCAGCCTCTCCCGATCCTGTAGTAGAAGGATTATGTGTGTCTTTTGGTGGTGGAGGATCGTTATCTGGATTGAACAGGTTTTTTAGACCATCAAATACTTTTTGGAATACATTTTTCTTTTTCTTTTTCTCTTCATCACCACCACCACCAGTCAAGATAGAAGGTTCTTTCTTCAAACCTTCACCAGCCTTTGCTTTACCTACCAATGATTTAGGTAAGTCAAATACACTGGCGAGTGGAGTGATAACTTTTGCCATCTCACTAGCAACCTCGGGACTGTCTCCAGATAGTCGTTTGACTAACTCACTACTAGCAGCCAACGCCATACCACCAGCAATCTTTGTTGGTAATGCCATAGCATCTACTAATGGTTGTTCCAGACTACTATCTGCCATCAGGTTAGGTATCTCAATGGGAGATGATTTACCCATAGGAGTTCCCTCTTCATAACTGTTATTGACATTAGAAAATGATTTACCCATCTCATAACTGTTATTGACATTAACATTCATAGGAGGAACCATAGGTTCTGATGGTGTTGGTCTTACCTTACCATCAACCGCACTTGGTTCTCCTTGCGTGTAGTTATTGTCTAATGGTACGATTGCCTCATTACCATGTAGTGTCAAACCAGGTACTTTATACCCACTATCAGGTCCAGATAAGATAGCACCTCGCTCTGCTTGTGGACCTTCTTTGACATCATTCGATGGTGATTCATCATCTGATCCTGGATTATAATCTAGTTTTATATTAGATGCCGCGTCCTTTAGATCTTTTGTATCATCAGTGGTGTCCTCTGCGATATCAGTGGTAACAACTTTGGCTTGTTTTTCTAGATTGGATTCTTTGACCGTTCCTTCTGCATCATCAGTTTGTTTTTTCTTCAATGCAGTCTGTGCATTGATTGCTTCAGCGATCTTGGTTAACTTGTCCTCAATACTATCTGTTCTTTCACTCAACTGATTAACAATATCAGTCTTCATTGCATGAACATCAGAAGCAACCTGTTTAGAGTCACCGATGCTGTTGTTAATAGACTGTGCTGTCTTGTCTAATGACTGGGCAATAGCATTGATTGCCTGGAGAAGGTCTTCTCTAGTTGCTCTCTGCTTGTTACCAGATGCTGCTTCCGCTACTTTCTTTTCAGTTTCAGCAAGCATCTTCTCTTGAGAAAGAGACTGTCTCTTCTGCTCAAGCTCAAAGGGAGATATCTTTTTAGGGATTGCAGGTGTCTCTGCTTTTACACCTTCAGGTGGTCTCTTTGCACTCTGAAAATTATAGTTATCAAATTGGTTACGGAATCTCTCAACGTCAGACAGTTTCTTTATGTCTTTACCGTCAGCGTCTCTATTGTCTACAAAGTTCCAGAACTGTGCCTTTGGATTCTTTAGCAGTTTGACACGATCAACTGCCTTTTCAATGTCTTGCTTCTTACCACTGATATATGATCCACCAAACTTATTCTTTAGTGCTGCCTTAAAGAAGAAACCTTTCTCTACACCTGCTTCTTCTAGGCTATCATATCCTGCTTTCTTTGCCTTTTCTTCTGCTGCTTCTCTCTCTTGTCTAGCAAATTTTCTTGCAGCAAGAACCTTCGAGATCATACTACCAATATGATCCTTACCTGGTTTTGTTGTATCTGTAAACCCTTCGGTAAATGCTGCCATTTATTAGATTCCCCCTAGATATTTAGTTGAAGAGAGCGATATACATTGCTGCTTTTCCTGGAGCAACACCCATTTGAGGTCTAATTACAGATTTATCACGAGGTACATCTACAGTTGGTTCTGGTTGTGTTTGTGGTGGAGACATGACAATGATAGTCTGTGCCATTGATTCTGCCTCTTCATCATACTCCAACACTTCAGGTACAAAGGTACGATAAGTTTGAATTAATTCAGATGGTGTACCAGCATCATTCATTGCCAATAGATGATCAAGAACTGGTGGTACACCATACACCAAGTTCTTCATAACAACTTCTGGACCTTCCTCACCAACAGTGATCTGTTCTTGACCTGACATACCAGCAACACCACCTGTTGCATATGCAGGACCACCTTTTTCAAATAAATCAAAATCTCTATTGCCGCCCTCTTTCTTCATAGCAGAGAAGTGCATCGCATCTTTCACACTATTCCATGCACCACCCCATCCTAGTCCATGCTTTGCAGCAATTTCACCGATGTTGTCTGGCATGTCAGTAACTAAATTGTTACCAGTAGGGTCATATGGATTTTCGTTTGCGTTAATATCAATTGATGCTCCATATGGGTGAGAATATCTATTTTGATCGTAATCAGGATCATCAGGACCAGCACCACCACCAGTGCCTGCATTTCTGAACCCACCAATAGTTCTAATTTCATATCCAGTCGCTTCTAAATCAGCAATGAATCCTTTAAATTGGTTAGCAACAATACTAGCTACCTTAAATGACTGACCATCTTTTGTAGTCAGATTAGTTAGTTTAATACCAGTGTTCCATGGTCTATCATTAACTACACCTGTTGATGTTAAGT